GCGACCTCGGGGTTGCCCAGGCGGTCGCGGACGGCGCGCGCCTTGTGGTCGACCGTCATGATGGCTTCCTGCTTGCGGGCGCCGGGGGGAGGGGAGACATCGACTACTTCGGCCTGTTTCATTTCTCGGTCTCCTTGGCGGGGATGTGCGCCGGCGTCCCGTGCAGCCAGCAATTCTCGGGATAGGTGTGGCGCGACAACTCGTTCAGTGTGGACTGCTGCACCCAGACCTTCGCCCTGAGCAGGCATTTGCATACCCGGCAGGTATCGAGCGCGGCATCAACCGACGTCTTCTTCCCGGCCCGCACGAACCACCCGAACAGGTCGAAGAATTCGTTGCCGGGGCAGCTTGTGCAGATGCCGTGGAGGTTCGACGGGCAGTTTGCGCAGATGGCCGCGCGCCGCTCGGCCTCCGCCTGCTCGACGAAGAAGTCCTTGCGGTTGAACAACCGCCCGACGATGAGACGGGTGGCGTCCTTTATCATTCGCACGGACAGATACGGGACCGCGGGCTCGTCGGGGCCGCCGACACAGAACCCCTTGGGCAGCCGCTGGCAGATGAAGTGCTCGATCCGCGCACGCATCTCCGGGTCGCCCGGCCACTCCAGCTTCTTGTCGGCGTACCACCGCTTGAGCTGCTGCATGAGCCCGATCTGCATCGGGGACTGAAACCGGAAGGTTTCGCCCTCGTGCTCGATCTCGTAGATCCAGCCGATCGGCGGAACCGTTCCGGCGTGCATGAACCTGGCTCTCTGCGGCTCGGTCATTTCATGATCTCCGAAGCGGCCCCGGCGAAATCCTCGCCCAGGGCCAGAGCGTCCTTGACACCCTTCTCAACATCCTCCATCGAAGGATCCGGCGGAAGAACCTCCCCCACGACCTCGACCCGCTTGTAAGGGTTCTTCATGCGGGGAGGCACGCCGTGATCGTGCGAGAAAACCCACTCGGCCTCCTCGCGGCTATCGAAGAGCTTCGTCGACACCCAGCCGGTGCCGCGCACCTGGAACTTCTCGACAAGGTGCCCCGCCGCCGCGGCCGTCACGGGGACGATCTTCAGATCGTCGCCGGAGAACGGGCACAGCTTGCGGGGCTCCTTGAAGCCCAACTCGACTACCTTACTGGTCTTCTTGGGGCGGGGCATCTTCGCTCTCCGGCTGTTCCGGCTTGGCCACCTGGAACATCTGCGGGTTCATGATCATGGTCAGGGCGTCGTTGGTCCACATCCCGGCTTCGCGCAGCTTGATCATGGTCTGCTCGAAGTTGCGTCCCACTGCCGGCATCCGCTCGACGTACGGCGCGTAGAGCTCGCCGACGGCGTTATAGGCGGCCTCCAGGGCCTGGATGAACGCCTGGGCGCCCTGGGGCAGCTCTTGCTCGGTCGGGGGTTTCGGGGTGAAGTCTGGCTTGATCTGGTCGTCACTCATGGTTGTTCTCCTATACCGCGGCCGTTTTGTACGCCCTGGCGTCCAGGTCGTACCTCTGGGCCAGCCGCCTGAACCCAGACGGTCCCCCGGGACGACGGCCCCAGGGTCCCGCATATTTGTTCGAAATCGTATCGGCCCCCGCCTGCATATTCAAGACAAATCGTACGACGCCGATCGCGATGGACAAGGCGTCCTGCTCGTCGGGGGATTCGCCGGCCTTGAGCTCGTTGCCCTCGCGGGTCGACTTCTTCTTGGACAGCAGTCGGCGCAGCACGCCGACGCGCTCCAGCAGGCGCCCGCAGAGCTGCTCCATGGCGACGAGCGGCACGTTGCGCAACTGGCCCGCGCGGACAAAGGCGGCGACTGCGGCCCACAGCTCGGTCGACTGGTTCTTGAAGCGGTCCGACGCCTTGCGCACGTCGCCCTTGGACAACGGCATGTCCGAGGCCGCGGCGTTGGACACGAACCGGCGAACCGTCATGAAATGCTTGGACTGCAAATAGTCGGCCACGCTCTGGGTCGCGCTGTCGTCCACGCCGATCAGCTCTGGCTTAACGCCCAGCTCCTCGGCGTACTCCTTGATGGCGTCGCCCACCTGGTCCGTGACGGGGATGGCCGAGGACGCGTCGATCCTGGCGTACCGGGGCTCCAGGCACGACAGCTTGACCTGATTGTTCTTGTCGATGCCGATTTCGATGGCCTGCATGACGGCCCGGTTCCCGCCTTCGGAGAACGCGGGGTCGCAGCCCAGCACGGTCACCGATGGCGCGCCCATCCACGTGACGTCCTCCGTGGAGCCGCTGCGCAGAACCTCGGTCATCGACAGCAGGGTTTGTTTTTTGCCCTGGGCGGGAGGGAACCCGCGCACCATGGTCCAGAACTCGGGATCGTCCTCGTTGCCACCGACGTCCTTGCGGATGTCGTCGAGCTTCTCCTTGGTCAGCAGGAACGTGAGCTTCTTCTCGGGGTAAAGGATTGCCGGGCTTCTGAGACCGTCATGGCGCCTGATCTTTCCGTAAGGGCTATGCCATTCATGTGTGGTTTCAGGGTCGATGGCGGCAAAGCCGCCCGGCAAAATGGGCTTGGAATACTGGGCCGCTAGATCCGTGAAGCTGTCGGGGTTGCAGAGCCCGACGAGCTTGAAGTCCTTGGCGCCGATGGATAGGTTGGTGCGTACCCGCATGGCGGCCGGGCGCATCTGGGACAGCTCGTCGAGGACCAGGCGGACGTAGGGCAAGTGGGCGCCGGTGAGCTTCGTGCGGGCCTCCTGCTCGGTGCCTTCGGCCACAGCGACGCCGCGGATCGACGCCTTGTCGGTGGCAACGCCCAGCTCGTCGTCCTCATCGAGGATGATGGCGTTGTCGGTCTTGCGCAGCTTGCCGGGCATTTCGAACCGCGAGAAGTGCTTGATGTAATGGAAGTACCGCAACACGGATTCGTAGGAGCGGATCTTCAACATCTGCAGGGACGTCGAGGCCAGAATCGCCACGGTCTCCTGGGGGTCGACCATCCAGTCGATCAGGGTGAGCAGGCCCATGTCGTTGCTGTTGTGGGTGGCGATAAAATCGTTCGTGAGGTACAGCCCCCGTGGGTGATCCAGTGTTATGCACTTCATTGGCACTTTGCGTCCGGTGCGAGCGACGCGCACGATATACCGACCGCGAAGCCCGCGGGAAGACGCCGAAAGCCGGCTTTGCTTTTTTCCGCTCTTGAATAAAAACCCATTATCTGGAAGGCGAAGGGAAACAGTGTAGGCGCGCTGGCCTTTTTTCTTCTCTCCGTTTGGCCCGCGGAAAACAGGTATGCGCGATGAAATAGACGCAACGCCCCCAAGCGACTGGACTAAAAACTGCACGCCGCGGGCCAACCGCTCGGACACGGACGTGAACGACAGCCCTCCGTTAGTGCCTACCGTCCCATCCGTGTCCATGAGCCCGGCCAACAACTCCTCACGGCTTCTTTTCTCGGAGTACAGATAGTCGTCGGGAATGAACTTCTCGGCCGACTTGGCTTTATCCAGCCCGTAATGTTTTATCGCCCGCAGATAATAATTAGCCCCACTGTGGGCCAAGGAGGATTTAACGATCACGAAGTCGCCGGGAGCTACGGGCTTTAAGTCATATCCTTTCTTCAAACACTCGCGCGCGGCCGCTATAATATCCGGATCCGTGGCGGACAACCTAACTTGGCCGCCCACGACAAAACACCCGTCTCCAAGAAGGACCCCCATTAAATAATGGGGAATCAGGCTCGGCCGTTTTTCAAAATATACCGGTTCACACAATGGAACAAAAAACTTCCCGATGCGGTTTTGCCGACTCAACCACTCGGTCTCGACTATGTGGTTTCGGCGATCCACTCCGTCCTTGAATCCGACTTCCCACAAGTGGGTCCCTGCGCAGACCGTGCTCGTGCCATCCCCAAACTCAACTTTATACTCATCCTGGTGCCCAACGTCGTGGGTTCGAATTATCGCAGACGTCTTTCCGTCCTGGGCGATAACGCGGTCACCCACCTGTAAATCCCCCATCCTGCGGGGGCCGGTCGGAGTATAGACAATAGCATCCAGCGGCTGCGCTTTACCCGAACTCGCACAGCCCCAAGTAATTACAAACTTTTCCGTGGTCCAGTCGTAGACGTGCTGCTCGCTCCACTCGTGGCGGACGAACTCCTTGCGGGGAATGAGCGAGTAGATGGCGCGCCAGAAGCACTCCCACGGCTCCTTCTCGGTGCAGGCGGCGTACTCCGGCTCCCGCCAGTGCTTCCACACCTTCAGGTCGATCAAGGCGTCCGGCATGTCCTCCGGCCACCCCATGCCGTACTTCTCCTTGAGCCCAGCCATCATTTCAGGACGCGCTCCTTCGCGCAGGAGGCCGTATCATAAACTGCTCACCAAATTCCGTCAGCGCACCAGGAACAACACAGAACAGACCTTCGATGTACCGCTTCCTCGTCGTTCCCGGCGTCGGGTTGATCTTCGGGAACCACAGTGACAGCCCAGCCCCGGCTTGGTAAGCCTTTGCCCACCCCTCCGTACACCAGAAACGATCTTCCTTGCCAGCCCGGATGTGTAGCTTTTCCAGCGTCCAGTCGAATACAAGGTGTGACACCCCGTGACGGTCATATTCCGACCCCTGTATGTGAGTTTGCCACCACCATGCCGCCGCTTCCCCCTGCTCGCGGGTGGCAATTGTGGGCCGCAGGACTAGAACGCGGTACGTCCCGGTAAGGCACTTGGCTTCCCACTCGGCGGGGTCCACCAGAGTGGCCTTCTGGCCCATGTGGGAGTCGCCAAACCACAGCTTTCCGTTGTGCCAGATCGCCCCGCTATCATGGCTCCAACTGTCGCCACGCCATAGCGAAAGCAGCCCCGCCGTGCGGAGCATGATGGCGCGGCTGATCGCGGCGGTGCCCCTGCCGCAGATGATGTCGCCCGCCCGGATGGCCGCGGGGTTGAAGATTTGGAAGGACTGTTTGCTCATGGCTACCTGTTTCTGTCCGCGCAATGCTGTTGCAGGGCTGTAATGGCATGGGTAAGCCGGTCCAGCGTGGAGTTCTGCTTCTCGTCGCGCTGTCGTTCGCGCTCGGCCTGCTTCTCGCGCTCGCTGTCCGCTTTCTTTTCTAGGCGTTCGGACTTGGCCCACAACACTAACGCGATGACAACGAGGATGCCGACAACCCCGTGCTGAGACACAAACCCCACGGCAACGGAAGGATCACCCATGGCGATTGTCGCCCCACAAGCGGCGACGCCCGCCCCGTATTTTGCAACCATACATGCGCTCATCGTTCTACCTTTCCGCTCGCCCGGTTTCCGCTGCCAACGTCGCCGCGAATCTTGATGCCAGCCACGCCTGTCATATCATCAGAAACGCGGGGGTCAATTCGCTGTTCGATGGCCATGTATTCCGCTTCTTGATCGTGCATCTGCGCCGCCACACGCTCAGCCGTTGGCGCGTACACCACGACGCACCCGGACACCACCAGCAGGGCCACGATAGCAAGGGCGGCCTTCATCGGTCCTCCCCCGCCTTCAACCTGTCGCCGTCGCCGGACTGGGGCTTGGTTGGGTCGTCGCTTCCGCCCACCCTCTCGGCCTTCAAGTTCTCGTTGCGCCCGGCAGGGTTTGGGATTTTCCATACCCACGTCCTGCCGCCCTCCGTCGCCCGCACCTCCACACCTGCGTTATATGCACCGCCGGGCTTCTTCGCCTGGAAATGCTCCCGATTGCCATTTGCCACGCCGGTGGAGGCCAGCGTCTCGATCCGCTCCCCGCCGCGCCAGAGTTGCACACTCCCACG